TAAGGGTGCTCAGTTTCCTTCATCAGTCGTAGCTCCTGTCCCTGTATTATTCAGAGGCAGACAACTACAACTAGCTGGTGACAGAACTTTTGAACCTGTAACATTAACAGTGATTAATGATACAGGTTTTGAAGTAAGAAACTCATTCGAAAGATGGATGAATGGTATTAGCGAACACAACAATAACACTGGTCAAAGTAATCCTACCGATTATATGGCTGACATTATTGTTGAGCAGTTAAACAAGCAAGGCGAAGTAACTAAGACTTACGATATGCGTGGTTGTTTCCCAACTAATCTTTCTACAATCGAACTTTCATACGATAATGAAAATCAGATTGAAGAATTTACAGTTGAGTTACAGGTACAATATTGGGAGTCTGGAACTACTTCTTAAAAGCTGTATAAATAATATTAAACGAGGGGAGTTAATCTCCCCTCCGATAATATTGAGGTAAATAGAAAATGGCAGAACTTTTTGGTTTTGAGATCAATAGAAAGGGAAAAGAGCTTCCAGAGCTTCCTTCTTTTGTTCCAGACACAGACGAAGACGGTGTTGGCGTTATCAACAGTGGTGGTCACTTTGGCCAGTATGTTGATATTGACGGTGATACTGCAAAAAACGAAGTAGATCTTATATACAAATATAGAGATGTTGCTTCACATCCAGAATGCGATGCAGCCGTAGAAGATATTATAAATGAAGCAATTGTAGGTGACAATAAATCAGCACCTATTGAAATTGTAATGGATGAAATGGAAGCATCCGATAAAATTAAAAAACTTATGAAAGAAGAGTTTGAGAATATTATCTCACTACTCAAGTTTAATAGTTACTCACACGATATTTTTAGAAAATGGTATGTAGATGGTAGATTGCCTTATCATATTATTATCGACAACAAAAACCCTAAGAAGGGTATTCAAGAATTAAGATACATTGATCCGACTAAATTAAGAAAGATCAAGGAAATAGAAGAAGAAACCGATCCTAGAACTGGTGCGAAAATTATCAAAAAGTCTGAAGAATACTTTTTGTTCCAAGATACTAAGATGCAAGGTGACGACAAAGGATTAAAGATACACCCCGATTCAATAGCATATTGTACTTCGGGAATGTTAGATCCAAGTAGAAAAAGAATATTATCGTTCTTACATAAAGCGATTAAGCCAGTTAATCAGCTAAGAATGATGGAAGACTCATTGGTTATCTACAGAATTAGTAGAGCGCCAGAAAGAAGAATTTTTTATATTGATGTAGGTAACCTTCCTAAGGGTAAAGCTGAAGAATACCTAAAGAATATTATGGGTCAATACAGAAATAAATTAGTATATGACGCTGCTACTGGAGACATTAAAGATGATCGTAAGCACATGTCGATGTTGGAAGACTTCTTCTTACCGCGTAGAGAAGGTGGTAGAGGTACAGAAATTTCAACCTTACCGGGCGGAGAAAACCTCGGACAAATTGACGACATCATCTACTTTCAAAAGAAATTATACAAGTCGCTCAACGTTCCAGCTAATCGTTTAGAGCAAGAGTCTGGATTTAATCTAGGTAGATCTACTGAGATATCTAGAGATGAAGTTAAGTTTAAGAAGTTTTTAGATAGATTAAGAAAAAGGTTTAGTGATCTATTCTTACAATTGCTAAAAACGCAGTTAATGCTAAAAGGCATTATTACTAAAGAAGATTGGTTGAAATGGAAGGAAGATATATACTTTGACTTCATTGAAGATAATTACTTTAGTGAATTAAAAGAAGCTGAGATAACAAGAGAACGTTTCGAAATGTTAGCTCAAATGGATGAGTATGTTGGAAAATATGTATCTAATGAATGGATTCGTAAGAACATCTTACGACAAACTGATGATGAGATCGCAGAAATTCAAAAACAAATCGCTGCTGAAAAAGCATCAGGCGATATTGAAGATGATGACGACCTTGACATTTAAAATATTATAAATATATAACGAAGGATAAAAATAAATGAGTATTGAAAATTTAATTAATGATGTAAAAAATGGCGATAACGTTGCTGCTAGTAAGCAGTTTAATTCAGTTATGGCCGACAAATTAACTGCTGCTCTTGATGCAAGGAAGATTGAAATTGCTTCTTCATTACAAGACAGGCAGGCCTCTAAAGAAGAGGAATAACAACGGAAATAAGTAAATGAAACTTATAGCAGAATATAACGACAGTAACCTAGAGGTTATTGAAGAGAAAGTTAACGGTAAAAAGACCCTTTGCATAGAGGGTGTTTTCATGCAAGCCGATGCCAAGAATAGAAATGGCCGGATATATGAAAAGAGCATTTTAGAAAATGCAGTTAACAAATATGTAAAAGAACAAGTAAGTCAAGGTAGAGCCGTTGGGGAATTAAACCACCCTGAAGGTCCTACTATTAACTTAGATAAAGTTTCACATAAGATTACTGAACTCAAATTTGACGGAAGTAATGTTATTGGAAAGGCATCAATCTTAGAAACCCCTATGGGTCAGATCGTAAAAGGTCTTCTCGAAGGTGGCGTTAAGCTTGGTGTATCAAGTCGTGGTATGGGAAGTCTTGTGCAAAAAAA